GCGCAAGCTGTGTTTTATGGAAGGGCAAAAATGCCCGGCCTAACGGCCTATATATAGATGGTTTGGTAACCATCGTAGTTTTCGTTATCTGATTACCTTTTAGTTGGCGAAATTCCCTGACTATTAGCTTTTTAGATTTTATCCGTTTTTAGTAGTCAAGTGTCGACTTTCTTCCGATTTGAAAACTATTACCTGACCATGTGAAAGAACATTGACGTTAGGAAAGACTAAAATCCCTTGGTATATAATCGGTTCTATGAGTGGGCTTATACCACCCACAATGATTACAATCACTTTTTGTTGCATTTTACATGTTCATGCATATAATAACATAAAAATAAAAAATATAACATTTCAAAACAAAACATGTCTTACCACATAGTTGTGGTCGACAACATATTTAATTTCAAAACGGGCAGTTTTGTCGCGTTTTGTCATTCACCCATAACTCTAGTTTAGCCTCTCAGCGTAACGGGCTCGCTCACGCTAATACTAGATATGGAGGTAGCACCAACCGTAGTTGGTGTATGAACAATTTGGTCCCTCATGTAAACCATTTTACCTTTGTGAATTACAAAACACCCGTCTAGATTTTGAATTTTACTGATCATGTTGAAGTCAAGATTATCTTGTGTGTAACATTAGAACACACTATAGCCTGACTGGCTGAATAATACGTCTTTTAAGAACCAGAGTCACAATATTATCATGTTTAACAATTTTAACCTTTCACGCTCGGTTCAGGGCAATTTCGTCCCAAATAATGAAGGTAGTAACACAACGGAGTTATCTAACTCTCGAGTCAGGCTGCCAATTTACACTCTAAGAGTGTGCCATAGTCGTCCCTTAAGGTCAATTGAAATCATTGATAGACATGATGGCCTCGACACCCCAGTTATGTATGTGTTTAAAGCACGCACATTGCAACAGGTTTTCTCAACAATTCAGTCTCACCATCCTTTACAGAGAGTGACACTAATTTGGAATTGGGGCATTGTTGATCCTCTGAAAACGTTCAGTTACTATAGAATGGAGAACCCAATTTGCTTTCTTATGGAGCTTTCAGAAGATATGTCGGTAGAGTTCACTCCACCACGAATCTCTGATGAGTCCGACTCTTCTAATGATAGTGCTGACCCAAACGATCCTGTCCTACAATCAGGTAAAACTTTTGAGACCATCATGACAACTGTTGAAGAGTACGAACCCTTTGTTAAATTCGCCGAAGATGTTTGTGCTCTTGTGTATCAGTTACGTCGATGTAGATCCCTTGAAGAAGGAAGTGTTGCACTTGGCGTTTTCATACGATCTGTCACAGGTCGTGCAACTGTCTACTTTTACAAAGATCTTCTTGTTAAGTTCTCTAAAATGTTTAAGAGCAGTTTTTCACTTCAGAGTGATGGCCATTGGGTCAACACAATTTCAGATTTCTATGACAATTATGCACGTTGTAAAGATTCAGAACTCAGTCGTAGACTCAAAACCTTTTTCAATCACCTTATAATGCATTGTGTTTATCACAAACTAGGGATTGAAGTTGATTCTGAGCTATTTGATAAGCTTGAAAAGAGGAAGGTTAGACCTACACTCATTAATTGTTTAAGTTTCATGGATGCTTGTGCTGGTTTGCTTGTCTTTATGCTAAAACAAGGCAGACAAGTTATGCTCACTGGCGATATCGAGCACTTTTTCATTGATGGTGACGTTCTCAGTAAGTGGATGCTCAAAGCAAAAAAACTCAAAATGGAATCTGAGTTTCTATGCAATCCGGCAGCCGTTAATCTTGACGTCCACACTTTTTTAAGTGAGCTATCTTCGGCTATCGAGGAGAGCAAAGGTTTAGTCAAGTACATGAAGGTTGCGACACCAGAAGGTAAGCTCGTTCACGGGATACAATTCGAGTTACAAGCGATTGAAAAACGCTATCTCACTGTCACGGCAGCTCAAGCTATTCGTAAAGCTCCATTAGGTCTTATCGTATATGGAGAATCTGGCATTGGTAAGTCTAGTGTTATGACCGTCATTGCTGACTTTGATGCCAGAAGACGAGGCCGGAACCCAGATCAAGCGTTTAGATATACTGTTACTGCTGAGTCGGAGTACTATGACAATTTTACATCGAGTATGCACACCATTATCATCGATGATGCTGCTATCCACAATCCTCAGAAGATATAAGGTGTAGATCCAACTATTGCAGATATTATGAGAATCAATAATGGGATTGGCTGGTGCCCCCCACAAGCAGCTCTTGAGGCCAAAGGTAGAACACCTATGCTAGCGAATCTGTGTATGGTGTCAACTAATGTCCATGATCTCAACATACCTCGGTACTACAGAGCCTCGTATGCAGCAATGAGACGTTTGAAGTATCGCATACAGCCTGTTGTGAGAGCACCTTTTGTTGCTGCTGATGGAATATCACTTGATAGTAATAAGTGCGATGATCCAGTAGGTTACCCCGACTATTGGTCGTTTGGTATAAGTGTTGCCACCAGGAAAGGAGATATGCAAGGAGCTTACGAATTTGTGACAACCCTCCCTAACATGTCTCGATTTCTCGAGTGGCTCGGTAAGGTCAGCGATGCTCATGATGTGGAACAAATCCGTTGGTTGGAGAACAACTCAGCTTACACTATTAACATTTGTCCCGAATGTCGCAATCCGGGAGACATGTGTCTATGTGTTTCATCGTCTTTGCAGAGCAGTAATACGTTCATACCAACCAATGGGACATATCGAACGATTGCTGGTGAGGTAGTTTTTGTGGCTTCTCGTGATCAGCGAGAAGATACTTGGCAAGCTCCCAACCCAACGCCTGGAGACGATAATTTTGCCACCTTCAAAGATCGCTTTTATGCCCGCAATGGCAATGGTGACCTGTTTTGTGAAATCAATAAGGCTGACAAACCTTGGAGAGATCGACCCGCTGAGTGTTCTGTAACAAGGCTCTATCGCCCTGAGTTGTCAATGACCTTTGTTGAAAAGATGAGAGATCAAGATGTAGAGTCCATGTATTTGGATTACTATGCGTTTATGGAATTGCCTCTCCTCATTAACGACGGTTGGGCTGATGGTGATATACTTCACGATTTCTATAACTTCTCGGTGTTTGTCAAAGAACACACTAACGTGAATGACTGGATTGATATCAGTGAAATATTTACAGAGAAACATATATCCATTCCTGCAGGCGCTGTAGTAGGTGGTATCATGGACGCGATTTTTAAAATGTGTGTCTCGCTCTATTTTTATAGCCAATTTTTCCGCAGTTCGGTGAGGTATTTTGGAAAATTCCACTTTATCAGGAAAATAGCTTTCAAGTTTCTGAGACCATGTCTTGTAAGGAAAAAGAATCAACAACTCTTGTGTTCTAAGCTTGGAAGATTCATTGATGACTCCCTTGGTGGAGGCTCAGCATATCTGAAGGCTGCGTTGGCGTTTCTGAGTCTGGGTACGATAACCGCCATAGCTTATAGATCTTTAGGTGGTCGTAATGTTACCATGTATTCAGAAGAAGCTGAGGACATGACCACTAGTGTAGATCTCGACGCATCAGTGATGGATGAATCTGTTCTTGAAACTGAACCTTCAGATGTTGTCGAGAGTTCTCAAATTCAAGTTCTCAGAGATTTTGGTTCTTTCCCAAAGAGCGCTCCTAATGATGAGAAAGTGAATATGTGGGCTGTTGAAGACCGATCTGTCACCACAGTTGATTTTGTACCAGATTTGTGCAGGGATCTTGTTGGATTCGAACGCAAGTTGTGTCGTAATGTTCTTGTCTTTGAGGTTTTTGATGGTGTCACAATTCCAGCTTGGAAATACACAGGCAACTTAGTAGTTCTGTCCAACGAGCATTTTGTTACGAACTCCCATTCGCTACCAAGCAATGGAGATTGTCGGTTTATAGTGTACCTTGGTAGGAACCATTTAGTATCTCCAAAGGTTGAGTTCGTTCTGAAACAATCACAAATTGAGCGCATACTGGATCGTGATATAGCGGTTGTGAGAACTCGCAATCTTCCAGCATTGTTTAATGATATCTCGCGCAACTTCGTGCGGGCTTCATATAACGGTGTTTACGATGGATTCTATACAATCAAACGATTGGATGGGTCTGTCAAAAAGATTGAAGTCCTTGGGATCAAGAAACAACATCTTTCCAGAACAATATCAGGACATTATTTTGACATGGAAGTGTTTAAGGGAACATGCTTGGTTAGCACTGAGGTGGGAGACTGTGGTGCGCCGCTAATTGCTCTGACGGGTTATGGCCCTGTAATTGTTGGTTACCACGTTATCCTCGATTCTCCAAACACAACCTATGCAGCTAAGTTCTCATACGAAGATTTTAAACATTTTGCGTGTGATATGAAGGTTCAGGTTGGTAAGGTGCCTATTGGTGACATTGAAGTTTATAAAGGGCCCAAATCGTATATTGATTTTCATGATGAAGGAAACTTGATGTATCACGGTGAGTTGAAGGTGTTTCGCTGTAGACCCAAACCCAATGTGTTCGATAGCGAACTAGCTTCGCAGATTTATGGACGAACACTTTGCGGTATTGGGTTAGAGAGAAGATTACGCCCACCTGTCATGGATTCATGGCGTGCTCAGCAGGCCGGTTTAAAAGAATTTTTGAAACCTGTTAAGCACATGGATGAGTTGTTGTTACAGCGGATTGGTGATGTTTGGGTGAAGCACATTCTTAAAAACTTGCCCTCTAACGAAGTTGATTTAATTTCACCTTGTTGCCTTGATGCTGCTGTCAATGGTGTTCCTGGAATGGCTTATGTAGACTCTATAAAACGTAGCACTAGCATGGGGTTCCCATATTATCGCACTAAAAAGGCATTTCTCGTTGACCTCAACGATGAACGCTGGCCAGAAGGCGTCAAGTTCACACCGGCGGTTGAAAAACGCATTGCTGAATGGCTAGAGACTCTTAGAGGAGGTATTCGGTTGCACGCAGTTTTTGGTGCGAATTTGAAAGACGAAGCCGTCTCATTTAAGAAGTTTGAAGCGTGCAAAACACGGATCTTCTTCAGTTGTCCGGTTGAACTACTTGTCATTGCCCGC